AATCTATAAGTGGTGCGTATAATCGTATGCGTTCGGAAATTAGTCATGCGGTGGTAGTGTATCGCGTCGACCAAAATGGTGACCAGGATGTCTCGGTTCGTTGGCACTCTAGCCGTGCGTCTAGGTATAGTGATTTTTTCCCTATCGATGCTGTTTTTGACCATCTATGGGAAGGTATCAGCGTCTATCCGTTTAGCTACTAAGTAGTTTTCTACTAAATACCCTCGTTCCGCTGTCCGTGGTTCGGGGGTATTATTTTATTCGTATTAGTGTTTTTAAAAATAAAATCTTTTACTCGAAGAAATGTTAAAAACTACTAATATCTCTAATATTCTAATAGAATCGAGCTAGAGTACAGTATTTTATTGGATTTCTTGATTTAGCAAAACTAATAGATTTCGTATTAGTTATTAGAAACTAATGGTAAGATTTACCAGAGGGCATGAGAATTTGTTTTTATTTGATAATAAAATCTAATAGAATAATAACACTACTGGAGCGAGGTATTATATGAAACAACTGACTTACACACCGTTACAACCTACAGAAGACGGTAAAGGTTTCATCGATGAGAAGGGTAAGATTTGGCAACCATTAAATTCTAAACAAAAGAAATTTTGTAGGGAATATTTCAAAGGGCAAACAGCAACGGAAGCCGCGATAAAAGCAGGATATACAAAGGATAGGAAGGGGGCTAAGACTCAAGGCAGTGTACTACTGAATCATAACCCACTAGTAAAGAATTATCTCATTGACTTGGAAATAGCAGCTGCGGAACGCGACCAGATTTCCTTAGAGAATCATCTCGGGACTCTACACGACCTCAGGGAAGAAGCCAAGGACCAAGGACAGATATCCGCTGCCATCACAGCAGAAGTACATCGAGGCAAAGCGGGTGGACTCTACATCGATAGACGCGAAGTACTGACCGCGAAGATTGATTTGATGTCCAAAGATGATATACTCACTCGACTCGAACAATTAATAGAGAAACGTACAGGCGGTCGAGTCATCGAAAATGAATCTTAGTCTACTCTATCGCTCTACTCTATCTATCGGTCCATCTATCCCTCGGTCCGTCAGTCTTTTCCACTAACACATCTACGAGTCCTAGAATCCACGAGTCCTAGATTTTACAAGGGACTAATCTGGTAGTCTTTTTAGTGCTTTACTTTCTTTGCAATCCAAGCAATAATATAGGTAGATAGTAAAAGGGTTTACTATCATTAACTAAAACAAAAAGGAAAATTATGAAAATAAATCCAAACTTTAAAGCAGGTGCCCAAAAGGGTTCGACTAACTATAACGAAAGAGTAACTTTAATAGCTACTCCTGAGGGAAAATTCCCGCCCCAAGCTGGGAAAATAATCGAGGCATTACTAGCCGCTAAAGATTATACTTTGACTGTGGGCGAGTTAGTTGGATTCGATGGCAGTAAAGAGTCCGAGTTAGAAAAGGTGGGACTGGAAACAGTTCAAACTCCGATAGCTATTTGGAATCATTACAAACCTAGATTACTAAAAGAAAATCTAGTAAAAATCGGTTAATCTTTAATCGTCTTAAAAGGGTGGCTTCGGTCGCCCTTTTTTGTGCTCTACTCTAGTCTACTCTATCCGTCGCTCTACTCTACTCTATCGCTCGGTCTACTCTACACTACTACTTACTCTACACTCACACTACCACCCACAGATTATATAGAGGGAGCGAACGACAGACGGACGGACGGAGGGACGGACGGATAGATTTTTTATGGAAAATATTTAAGTATTTATATAGTTAAATATATATATAGTTTTACTTGTATATATATAGTATTGCTGTAATATGTACTTATGGAAAAACAAAAAACAGGTGCGGCAACGCCTTCTAAGGTTGCCAACAAGGGTGCTCCATTAGGTCCTAAAGCTACTAAGAAAGTTAGTGCGCCTAGTGGTCGCGGTGGTAGTAATATTAACTTAAATACTAGGGTATGGGTTAGTGAGGACTCAGAAAGTAGTGGCTTACTAGCTGCCTTACCCCCTCAGTTAGCTAAAGCACTAGAAATAGTTGTTAATGACTTTGAGGGTAATTGTACTTTAGGTCAATTAGATGAAGCATGGCAAAAGTCTAATAACTTAGATGTTAATGGTGGTCCTTACACTCAAGGCATTAAAGCTAGACCTGGTCAAAATTCTTTTTGGACTCACTACATTAGTGGTACTAGTTTCAAAAATAATTTGACTAAGCGTAAGCCAATAGTTGCTTTTGGTATTGATAATATATCTAAGTACTTTAAGTTAGCTAATTAATTAACCTTTAACCGAAAAGGGCTAGTGTGAGGTACTAGCCCTTTTTTTATGTCTACAATAAATCAAAAAGATCTTTTTAATGGTTAATTATTAACCACCCACACTAACACTTATACTACTGGTTAAATATTAACCAATGGTTAAATATTAACCACTAAAACAACTATACCATTTAGTTATATATCTAGCTATTTATATAACTATAAAGTCTATACCCCCCCTTGACAAAAATTCCCCCTGCCCTGCGTCCTCACCTTAGGTTCGCACCCTTAATCGGAAGTAGTTTACAAATAAGTCCCTATGAAAAAAATTTTGCGAAAAAATTTTTGCAGATTATACTTTCGGCATGGGTTTTAAGATGAGCTTAATTTTAGGAGTCCTATTGGTAGCTACTGTGGCGGGGTCAGCAGGGTATATAAAATACTTACATGAACAACTTGCTATTGCCTTAGGTAATCAGATAGTATTAGAATCTAAAATAGAGGAGCAGAACGAATCTATAGATAGATATATAGAAAACCAAAAAATTACGCAAACTAAAATAAATATGTTAGAACGAGAAAAAGCAGAAGCAGGGAAAGAAGTAAAACGTTTACGTAAGATTTTTAGCGAACATGACTTAGGTAATTTAGCTTTAAATAAACCAAAGCTAATAGAAAATATAATTAATAAAGGAACTAAAGCAGCTATGGACAAATTAGTCAATCTCTCCTCACCAAAGTATGAAAATACTGATAATCTCCTTGACTAGTTTGTTTGTCTTCGGAGGCTGTACATTGCTTCCGAAGACCCCAGTACAAGTAAAAACTATTGCTAAACCTGCACCTTTGTATCATCCTCCGTTACCGTCTGAAATAGAAATATTACCTGTCAACTGGAAAGTTATGACACCAGAACTTATGGAGGAATATTTAGAACTTTTTAAAAAAGGCGAAGCTCCTGCTGTTCCGTATTATTCTTTAACGACTCAGCAGTATGAGAACTTGTCGTCTAACGTCGCGGATATTACCAGATACATTGAGAATATTTTAAGTATAATAAAATATTACAGGAGTTTAGATGAGGAAAAGCAAAAGGACGGAGGAGCCGAGTAATCAATATTTAGAAGTTATTAATAATAAATATTGTTACTTTGGACCTGATTACAAATTTACCCTTACAGATGAGAAATACCATAACTATGCAACGTTAGTTATAAATCCTTCGCATATAAAAATTGTTAAAAACGAAACTAGCAAAAGTAACCAAGAATTAAAAGAACAAATAGTTAATGATTGGTTTATAGAAGAAAACGAAAGTACTAGAGATAGGAATAACCGTAAAGCTAGAGAAAAAAGGAATGGGAACTAAAACTTGTATATCTTGTGGTAAAGCTAGAAATACTAATAAGTTTTCTCAAAATTTTAAGTTAAAGAACGGTCAGCCTGGATTTCGTAACGTATGTAGAGATTGCGATTCGTTACGTAAGAACAAATTTATAAGTAGTACTCCATATACTTATTTAACTAAAGTACATACTCAATCTAAAAGTAAACGTTCCAAAGATATGGAATGGTCAATAACTGCGGAAGACTTACATGATTTATGGGATGAACAAGGTGGGCGGTGCGCTCTCAGTGGTGTATTTATGACGTATGGTAAAGACGGGAACGGTAGTAAAGAATTTAACGCGTCCATTGATAGGATTGATTCGACGAAACCTATATATACACGGACCAACGTACAACTGGTCACGTACCGCGTAAATATCATGAAGCACACACTGACCGAGGACCTCTTACTTTGGTGGTGTCGTAATCTTATAGCCAAACACGACAAAATCGATTAATATAAATCGCGACATTAACACCACCTAAGTGTTAAAGTACTTTACTTATGGCTGAACCACAATTTAAACCAGCGAGACCACCTATAGAACAATTTATATCAGATGTTCGTGGTCAGGGGATATTACAAACTTTAAACCCTAATTTAAAAAACGACCCCGTATTTCAAAAGGTTTCTTCAGCTTTAGATTTTATAATACCAGACCCCGACAACCCGTTGGACTTTCTCGGTCCTGGTGGTAAAGTAGCTGCTGGATTTTTTAGTAATTTACCTTTACCGTTAGCTAGAAAAATAAAAGCTACGATGAAGAAAATAGAAGATTTAGAATTAAAAGTAAAAAGAGAACGAGCAGCTAGAAAATCCGATGGACCAGCCGCTTCTACAGCTTTAGAGAAAGCGGAAAACTCATTAAAAGCACAAAACGAAAAATTAGATAAACTGTTTGAAGAGGGTGGTGTAAAAGGTCCTCCTCGAGTAATTAAAAATAAAGAAGAACAATTAGCCGAAACATTAAGTAAAGATAATGTATATCACGGTGGCATAGCAGGATTAAAAACTGAAGCGGGTGAACAATTTTTAAAAAGACCACCAGCAGCTACAGATGATGCAGGAGTAGCTCAATCAACGGGAGGTATTTATTCAGTATTAAATGTTGATGACCCTAGATTTTTTAATTTCTCTGGTAGAAATATCGACCCTAAAAAATCAGGTTACATAGTTTCACCTGAGTTAAGAAGAACGGTAGACGCGGCAGATATGCCAAAAGATTTACAAAACAAACTATACGATAGATTGTCTGAATTACAACAAGTCGATGACTTTGGAGGATTAACTCCTTTAGAAAGATATACTTACTTTAATATTTCTAAAATCTTAGGTAAAGAACCGATTAAAAATTCAGGATTAGTTCCAGGAGTGTTTCAAAAAGAAACTGGAGATATTTTCAGACAAGAAGGATTCGATTCTATATTATTCCCCAGACGACCTAACTTCAAAGGTGAGGGTAAAACTTTGATATCTGTTGCTGACGACAACTTGCGTATAGCGGATGAAATAAAGTATGATGAGGTCGCTGATTTTATTAGAAAAATGAGTGGAAAATAAAATGCCAAGGAAAAAAGAAAAATCAATTAGACGTACCACAGGTAAAGGCGGTAATTATAGACCGACTAAAGCTGGTGCGGGAATGACTAAAAAAGGTGTTGCTGCCTATAGACGTAAAAATCCTGGAAGTAAATTAAAAACTGCTGTTACAGGTAAAGTCAAAAAAGGTAGTAAAGCTGCAAAAAGAAGAAAGTCATACTGTGCTCGTTCTGCAGGACAGATGAAAAAGTTTCCGAAGGCAGCAAAAAATCCTAATTCTAGGTTGAGACAAGCAAGACGAAGATGGAAGTGTTAAATGCCAAAACATAGTAAAAAAGGTAAAAGTAAACGTCCAGGATTATGGGCGAATATTCATGCAAAACGTAAACGTATAAAAGCTGGTAGTGGTGAACGTATGCGTAAACCAGGAAGTAAAGGTGCCCCAACTAAAAAGAATTTTAAACAAGCAAGGTCAACATCTAAGAGAAGGAGGTAGGTATGGCTGAAAAAAGAGCAAAGAGAAAGAAAAAAGCTGCTAAGAGAGGTGGTGCTAAACCAACTAACCCAGCTTTGTATGCTAGAGTAAAAGCAGAAGCTAAACGTAAATTTAAAGTTTACCCTTCAGCTTATGCTAATGGTTGGTTAGTAAGAGAATATAAAAAACGTGGCGGAGGTTATCGTAGTTCATAATGGAATTTATTTGGTTTCCACTTGTGTTATGTTGTATCGTCGCTATGATTGGAGAACACTCTAACCCTAGAGGTATGAATATTTTTTGGTATAAAGTAACTATAAAAACTAGAGAATATACAAAAGCATTAACAGAATATGACTCTGGTAATAACGATGGAAACGGACCTAGATAATGGCTAAACCTAAAGGTGGATTAACTGCTTGGTTCGGTAAAGGACCAAAAGGTGATTGGGTAGATATAGGAGCACCTAAGAAAAAAGGTAAGTTCCAAAAATGCGGTCGTAAATCTGCTAAAGGTAAATCTAAAAGGAAATACCCTAAATGTGTTCCACGAGCTAAAGCTAGAACTATGACAGCCGCACAAAGAAGAAGTGCTGTGCGTAGAAAAAGAGCAGCAGGGAATCCAGGAGGCAAACCTACAAACGTAAGAACTATTGTTAAAAAGAGGAAAACCAATGGCAGAAAAAAGAAAAAAGCGTAGTAAGTTAAAACAACTAACGCAAAGACAAAAAGATACTTTAAAAAAGCATAGTAAACATCACACGGCTAAACATATGACCGAAATGAGAAAAATGATGAAAGCGGGTAAAACTTTTACCCAAGCTCATAAAGGTGCTATGAAAAAAGTAGGAAAATAAATTGTCTGAAAACTTTAGAGAAAGACTTCAGGCTCTAAAAGAAATTGATATTTCTAGTTTTTCCACAACGGAAGCAAAAGAATTTACACTGCTTTTAGAACAACTAGAAAAAAGAGAACATCAAGAAAACTCCACTAAAGATTTTTTAGGTTTTGTAAAAGCAATCTGGAAAGATTTTATTTCTGGAGACCACCACGTAAAAATGGCAAAAGCATTTGACGATATCGCTACGGGTAAATTAAAAAGATTAATTATTAATATGCCCCCTAGACATACTAAATCTGAATTTGCTTCGCATTTATTTCCAGCTTACTTATTAGGTAAAAATCCTAAACTAAAAATTATTGAGGCAACACACACCGCTGACCTTGCAGTAAATTTTGGTAGAAAAGTTAGGGACTTAATTGACGGTGAAGATTATGCAGAACTTTTTCCTGAAACAGAACTAAAAGCAGATAGTAGAAGTGCAGGAAAATGGCTTACTAATAAAGGCGGTGAGTATTATGCCGCAGGTATTGGAGGTGCTTTAGCAGGAAGGGGAGCAGATTTGTTTATTATTGATGACCCACATTCGGAACAAGACGCTATGTCAGATAAAGCATTAGAGGAAGCATACGAATGGTATATGTCTGGACCGCGACAAAGGTTACAGCCTGGAGGTGCAATAGTAATAGTTATGACCCGTTGGAATAAAAAAGACCTAACAGGTAGATTAATTAAGAAAATGGCACAAGAAAAAGGAGCTGACCAATGGGAAGTTATTGAGTTCCCTGCGATTTTACCTTCAGGAAAACCATTATGGAAAGAATTTTGGAAATTAGAAGAACTTGAAGGTATAAAAGCGTCAGTAAGTCCATCTAAATGGGCGGCACAATACATGCAAAGACCTACAGGTGAAGGTATTTCTATTATTCCTAAAGATTGGTTTAACGTTTGGGAAGAATTAAAACCACCAAAATGTGATTATTTAATACAAAGTTACGATACTGCGTTTTTAAAAAGCGAAAGGTCAGACTTTACAGCTATAACAACGTGGGGAGTTTTTTATCCAGAAGGTAAAATAGGTGAAGAAACGTATTCTGGTGATGAAGCCCACTTAATTTTAGTAGATTGTATAAAAGAAAGGTTTGATTTTCCAGAATTAAAAAACGAAGCATTACGTTTATACGAATATTGGCAACCTGATACAGTAATTATTGAAGCAAAAGCGTCAGGTATACCTTTGGTACAAGAACTTAGACGTATAGGTATACCCGTAAATACATTTTCTCCAGGAAAAGGTCAAGATAAAATAGCAAGATTAAATTCTGTATCACCTATTTTTCAAGACGGCAGAGTTTGGGTACCTGATAATAGGTTTGGTGAAGAACTTATGGAAGAAGTTAGTGATTTTCCAGCAGGAGAAAATGATGATTTAGTAGACGCTACGACTTTAGCACTTGCTAGATTTAGAGAAGGTGGCTTTTTGAAGTTATCAAGTGATTATTATGACGATGAGGATTACTTTCCTACTTCAAGGGTTTATTATTAAGTAAATAAAGATTATGATTTCGGACTATGGCTATTGAAAAATCCCCTTTAGAGTCATCTATGGAAGATGAAACTCCTATCGAGATAGAATTAGAACAAAGTTTAGGACAACCTGACGGTAGTAAAACTTTTTTAGTACAAGAAGACGGTTCTTTTTTAGACGCTGACGAATTCGAAGAACAAAGTACAATTGAGTTCGGTGAAAATATAGCAGAATCACTAGACGAAAGTGAACTAAACGAAATAGCTTCAGAATTAACTTCACTTTTTGAAGAAGATTTAGAATCTAGAGACGATTGGTTTCAAACTTTTACAAAAGGATTAGATTTATTAGGTATAAACGGAGAAGATAGGTCAGAACCTTTCGTTGGAGCGTCTGGAGTTCATCATCCAATACTAGCAGAGGCAGTTACACAGTTCCAAGCACAAGCATATAAAGAATTACTCCCCGCAGGAGGACCTGTAGACGTAGAAATTTTAGGAAAAACGGATGATAACAAAGTTTCTAGGGGAAATAGAGTAAAAAACTTTATGAATTACCAAATTACGTGTCGAATGGAAGAATACGACCCAGAAATGGACCAATTATTGTTTTATTTACCGCTTTCTGGCTCAGCTTTTAAGAAAATTTACTACGACCCCGCTTTAGGACGTGCTTCAGCTAGATTTATTAAAGCAGAAGACCTTGTTGTACCTTATTATGCGGTAGATTTACTTACAAGCCCAAGAATTACTCACGTAATCAACATGACTGAAAACGAATTACGTAAAATGCAACTTTCTGGCTTTTATAGGGACGTAGATTTAGGAAATCCAGGAGCAGACGTAGGTTCTAACGAAGTAGATGATAAAATTGATGAAATACAAGGTATTAGTAAAACAATTAGTGAAGAAGAATACACTTTACTAGAAGTTCATGTTGATTTAGACATAGAGGGTTACGAAGATACGGATAAAA